AATAATAGCTATATTGAATTTTTCAGTGTGGACCAACCCGACAAACTAAGAGGAGCGAGACGTGATATTCTATTTATAAATGAGTGCAATAATATCGACTTTGAAAGTTATCAGCAACTAGCAATCCGGACCAAAAAATTTATATACCTTGACTACAACCCTACGAATGAATTTTGGGTGCAAACGGAACTATTAAACGATCCGGACTCTGACTTTGTCGTATTAACGTACAAAGATAACGAGGCGCTTGATCCAGCAATCGTTCGAGAGATTGAGAAAGCAAAAGACAAAGCGAGTACTTCGACCTATTGGGCAAATTGGTGGAACGTTTACGGACTCGGTCAACTTGGCTCACTTGAGGGAGTGATATTTCAAAACTGGGAGCAAATCGACACAATACCGCCAGAGTCTAAATTCTTAGGGAGTGGCCTTGACTTTGGTTATAGCAATGATCCAACGGCTCATATTGGAGTCTACGATTACAACGGCAAAATTATAGTTGACGAAATGATTTACTCAACCTCACTTTTGAACTCAGATATAATTCGACTAATGAAACAGGAAAGGACAGCTCCAATTTGGGCGGACTCAGCCGAGCCAAAAAGTATTGAGGAGATAAGGCGAGCCGGATTTAATATTAAGCCAGTTGTCAAAGGAGCTGACTCAATCAATTACGGGATTTCGGTATTGCAGCAAAAGAACATTTTAGTTACTAAGTCAAGCACTAATTTAATAAAAGAGTTGAGGAATTATAGTTGGGACGTTGACAAGACCGGTAAAAAATTAAACCGACCTATCGACGAATTTAACCACGCAATCGACGCTCTTAGGTATTTTGCAATGATGAGCCTGGCGATAAAACCACACCGTAAAGTGATTATTACCTAATTTTCGTGAAAACAACTTATTTTTATAAACAAAATCACTTTTTTTAGTTATATATATATGAGAGTAGTAATTCCAACGGATTTAAAGGAGATTAAATTGTCTCAATATTTGAGATATTTAAAAGTATTAAAAGACAACCAGGACGATGAGACCTTTGTGTGTATTCAAATGGTTGCAATATTTTGTAACCTCAGCGTGGCTGACGTTATGAAAATACCAGTCAACGATTTCGCTGAAATAGTAGAAAATTTGGCTAAGGTATTGGATCAAAAACCCGAGAGAGTTAAAACATTTAAAATGAACGGGGTTGAGTATGGTTTTATTCCAAACTTAGATAAAATGACACTTGGCGAACACGCAACGATTGACTCATTACTCGGCAACGATGAGAATTTAAGTTTATTGATGTCGGTTTTGTATCGTCCAATTACTAAAAAGGTTTATCCATTTTATAAAATTGAGACATACGATGGAGACGAAAGCAAAGCGGAGTTATTTAACGATGTAAGAATTGACGTAGTAATCGGATCAATACTTTTTTTTTGGAATTTAAGCAAGGAATTATTGAGCAATATCCTATTGCATTTGGAGAGCAAGGCGATGAGGGAGGGGAAATCTCTCGAGGAGGTTTTGGAGAGCGATGGGGTTGGTATCAATCCTTTGTTAGACTTGCGAGAGAGCTTAGACTCAAACCTCGAGAAGTTGGAAGCGAGCCTCTTCACGAGTCACTCACGCTTTTATCTTACTTAATCGACGAAAGTAAAGAGGAGGCAAAACAAATTAAAAATCACTTTAAAAAATGAGAGCATTTTATCAGGCAGTAGAATATATTAAGAGTACGTTAGAAAACGCACCGCTTTTAAATACCATAACTCATGGCACAGACATAATCGACAATGTTAAAAAAAATATATTCCCACTCGCTCACATTAATATCCTCAGTTCGTCAATTAGCTCTGGAGTTGTTAATTTTACTTTTGAGGTTGCTGTTGTAGATATTAGAAATATCTCAAAAATCAAAATCAATGACAAATTTTTAGGGAATGACAACGAGCTTGACAACTTAAACACTTGTCACGCCATTTTGAATTATATGATTACTCAAATGAGATTGCAGAGAAGTGACGACGATATTGAATTGCAAAACGATCCTACTTTACAGCCAATCCTTTTAGCGTTTACAAACGCCTTAGACGGTTGGAAGTGTGATATTGAAATAAGCGTACCAAATAATGATTTTAGTGTTTGTATAATTGGAGACTAAAAACGTACAGCAAGCCTTAAATGAGTTCGGAGCGTCCGTAGTTGAGCGAGCGAGGCTTAATTTAAAAACTGGAGGACGTTACGGAACGCATAACGCATCCGGTCAATTATCAAAGTCGTTAGATTACAAAACCAAAGAGAGTAAAAATTCAATCTCGTTTGACTTTTACGCTGAGAGTTATTGGAAGGAGTTAGATTTTGGAACAAAAGGGAGTGAGTCAAGTGCAAAAGCTCCAAACTCTCCTTATAAAGCACAAGCCTCAAGGGGCGCAATTGATAAATGGGTTGTTCGCAAAGGCATTCAAGGAGTGCGGGGGGCTGGAGGTCAATTTGCAAATCGTCGAATAATGGTCACCTCGATAACAAACTCGATAAATAGGACAGGAACTTACGAGACGAGATTTTTTAGAAGTGCCTTTGATTTGGAATATAAAAATTTTGATAATAATATAGTTGAAAAATACGGCTTAGATTTGGAGTCATTTTTGAAATTTACACTAAAAGATAATTTATAATGAATATAGTTAAAATTTATAGAGAAAACGATACAATTCCAACTTTTACAATAAAGAGTGAAAATGCAATTGACTCAAGTCAATATATAATTTTATGGGATTGTAAAGAAGAAATATATATTAATGAAGAATTGATTGACACAAAATATCATACAGTATGAAAGTAGTTAAAGTTAGAAGTCCGTTTATAATTCAAATAAATGAAACGGCTCAAATAGGTAGTAAAATAGAAATATTTATTTGGAATTATGGAAGCTCAGCTCCAGCAACTCCAACTTATACTTTGAGTAAACCGATACCGACTACAAATCAAAGATTGACGTCTTATAACGTTTCAAACTTTGTTAAAGAATATATCGATAACATAAAAGCAACTTACGTTCCATTTTACGGAGAGGTTGAGCAGAATAATGAATGGGCATTTTTTCAAGTAAAAAGATATAAATTAATAGGAACTACATATACGCTTTTAGATACTATAGATTATGTGGGTGTAAATGGTTTCACTAATTATACAGACGGAATACAAAACCCAAGCGAAGTAAAATTATTATTATTATCAAACCCAAATATTAATAATTATTACTATTCTCAATCTACATATCCAAATGGATTAACTCAATATTTTAATTTATTAATAGACAAACCAACTACAAATACAACCACAATAGATGTAAAATATGAGAGAATTGATGGTGCTGTTTATTCATTTACTAATAATTTAGCAGTTGGATTTGGTGGAATTTTTAATATTGCTCAACCTATTACACCAGTAAAAGCAGATGGTAATTTTATTAACGGCTGTAAGGTTACAATAACATACACTCCAGCAACTGGAAGTCCAATAATTTTACCATCGTTTTTTACATATCCAGTTTGTGAGCCTAAATACACGCCAGTACTTTGTGATTTTATAAATCGTTACGGAGGTTGGCAGACAATTACTTTTTTTAAGGCTCAAACCAATAACATAACAGCTAAAAGCGACGAATATAAATTGATGCCAAAAGAGGTGGATTACAATGTATTTAGAGGACAGAGCAAATCGTTTAATTTTAACGGAAGTCAAAACGTAATTTTAAACACAGGTTGGGTTGACGAGAATTATAGCGAGTTAATAACTGACTTACTTTTAAGCGAGACTGTTTTATTAGATCAAAAGCCAGTTAATTTAAAAACTCAAAGCTCAGAGCTAAAAACAAAGTTAAAAAATAGACTTATTAATTATACAATGGAGTTTGAATATAATTTTAATTTAATTAACGATGTTATATAATGAAATTAAATTTAGCTTTATTTTTAGAGACTACCAAATTAACGGATTTAACTCAAGGATTAATTGGCTCTTTTAGTGATCGAGTTCAATCCGACGGAGGTACTTTTGAGTCTGCAAATTGTTTAAGTACTACCTTAAATGATTTGGGTGGACTTAATGGAATTGGCAATGTTTACGAGCGCATCGACTTATTTAACGACGAGACTATCTCGATAACTCAAGTTATTCAAGACGTCAAAGATATTAGTCTAATTTTTACGAATTTTACCAAGACATTTTCAATTCCAGCGAGTGACGAAAACAATAGACTATTTAAACATTATTATAATTACGATATTGACGGAGGTTTTGATGCGAGAGTAAAAATAAATGGGTATATCGAGATTGATGCCAACCGATTTAACAGCGGAAAAGTCAAACTTGAGGGCGTTGATATGAAAAATAATCAACCTTATGCTTATAGAATTACTTATTATGGCGATACGGTTAACCTAAAAGACGTAATTGGAGAGGATAAATTGAACGCTTTGCCTTTGTCAAACTATAATTTGGTTTATAATAACACAACTGTAAAGACAAAATTCCAAGCCAACCCAGCGACAACCGATGTAATTGCACCTTTTATCTCGCATACAAATCGATATTATTTTGATAGTAGTGGCGGACACGGAACGGATAAAAGAAATTTGCATTATGATACAGGCGCTGGACATACTCACGGACTTTTGTGGTCGGATTTAAAATACGCTATTCGTTTGGATGCAATAATCCAGGCTATCGGAACTCAATACGGATTGGTATTTAGCGACGACTTTTTTAATAGTACTAATTTAGACTATTATAATTTATTTATGTGGTTACATAGAGCCAAAGGAGATGTACAAGGAGTTGAGAGTGGAATTTTGCCTCCTGAGTTAATTACAACGTGGGACTTTGGAAGTTCGATTTTTTTGCAAGACAATCAATATGACGCACCCTCCTCTTATGTAACTATAAACACAGCGTCAACAACTGATTATAAATTTATAATTTATAGAGATGGCGAATTATGGTGGCAAAGCAATACGTTAAACGGTACACAAAATGATTTACCAATTCAACCTTTATACCTTGAGGGAAGTTATACATTTTACATACAAAGCCAGGTTGTCATTACAATAAATACTGTTATTTTACAACTCGGGTATTATTATGATGACCAAAATAATCAGCAACAAATAGGATATGATAATTTTTATGCCTCACCTTTTAACACAAATAATACTTTTATTTTTGATATTGCTCAGCAAGTTCCTGAGATAAAAGTTATAGATTTTTTAACTGGTATTTTTAAAATGTTTAATCTTACGGCTTACGTTGAAAATGGAATTGTAATTGTAAAAACTTTAAATGATTTTTATGCAACCTCAGAAGTTTACGACGTTACGCAATATATCAAAGTAGATAGTAATAGCGTGAATGTGGCTTTACCTTTTAAGCAAATCGAGTTTGGATATGAGGACACGAAAACGCTTTTAGCTTTAAAACATTCTCAGCAATTTAACTACGATTGGGCAAAAGAGATTTATAATGAAATGCCAGAAATTGAGGGATCGGTTTATAAAGTAATACTTCCGTTTTCACATTTTAAATATGAGCGACTATTTAATATAAATGCACCGACAACTCCTTTAAATATTCAGTGGGGATATTCGGCAACGGATAACTTTAATTCAGCGACAGGAAACTACGAGGCGGCGTTAGGAAAGCCACTTTTATTTTATCCAATATTAGTCACTGGAGTCCCAAATATGTCTTGGAGACCTAACACTACAACTCACGAAAAAATTACGTCTTATATTGCACCGTCAAACTCTCGAAGTTTTGATCCAAATGTAAGTAAGACAAATATTAATTTCAAGGCTGAGCTTAACG